GCATATAAATACAGTTAATGTACACAGAACCACAAATATATGCCAATCTAAGTACCTTACAAGGCTATGATAGGCAGGAATTCACATATAACAACATTATTCAATGTGTGTTTCCGTATGCCAAACTAAAGCATTTAGATTGGATAACAGATGATTTTGTGGGCAAATACGCCATCACAGAAGATACTATAATAGGTGCAGAATCCATACTAGCAAACAGTTATTTAAAAGCACACACCGATATTATACGCAGAAGTAACTTGCTTATTAATGTAGGGGACAATGTTGCATACGTGGAACATTCTAACGATGGTGTGTTGGTCGAGGTTGCTATACAGCCGGGCGAAAGTTTATTAATCAACACTAACCTATTACACGGATCCAATAACAAAACAGATGAGGACTTCAAGTTCCTCACAATTAACACTAGACAAGCATACCAAAAGAGAGTTGAATATGGGTAGAAAGATTATTGTTCGAGAACCTAGATTTCCTATAGAAGGAGAATACACGTTAGATCACTCTGGAAAACTTGTAGTATATAAAGACGGTGAGTGGATGGCGGCAGGACATGAGTAAATTTAGTACCGTATACGATTTTAAATTAGACATACCTGCAATACTAGAACTAGAGCAGGAAGTTGTTAACACTATACCCGAAAGCAAATACTACATGCACAAGGATCCAGATCGTACAGACATAGTACAAGACATACTAATGCTTTCAGATTTATCGTGTTTGGAAAAAATTAAAGAACTGTTAAGTCCTATACAAGTGTTAGCGGAGCATAGTATTGGATTTGAAACTGTTCCTGCAAACGAACATGTTATAAATCATAATGACTATCTGTTAGGTTGGGGCAATCCATTTACTCGTAAGTGCAATATGTTATTCAATCTAGAGGATCACCCTATCTATATAACGCATGGGAAGGAAAATGAATCTAAGTATATTATGCCAGGTCAAGTCATGGCATTAAATGTACAACTATCACATGGATGTGACCACAGAGATATCGATGTAAGTTCTAAAATGTTTTCAATTAATTTACGGATGAACTATTTCGATACCGTAGCATATTTAAATACCATAATTAATTAAAAGCTTCATGTCCTTCAAAATACATGCCTATCATTACATATACCGCAATGTTAATAAAAATACATAGCGACATCATAATTCCATAAGTCATCAAAACCTGTTAAACAAATCAGCCGCATTACATTGTGGCTGAGCTCTACAAGTGAAGATGTTCCTATTCCATGTTATTGGATCTGGCATGTAATCAAACTGTGATTGTTGATTTATTGAAAACTTTAACGGCACACTACTACATGCCGTTAAAGTTACTACTAGTATTAAAGTTTTTGCTATTTTAGTCAGCACCGTTTTCTCTCCGTTTGTCTAATAGTGATGTGTATCCTTCTTCGTCTAAGTGTGTTATAGCTAACCAGGCGTGGGTCATTTCGTCCCCTGTTCTACTACCGCCCATTACCCACATATCAGAGTCTGGGTTGTTTGGGTTATCTGATGTGTTGTCGTACCATTGTTTCAATACAATAACTGCACCAGCTGGAATTAGCGGTGCTACATCTGGAGCATATAAATGACTGTGATGCCATGTTGCACTCCAATTTGATACTTGGCTAATTTGTTCTGTTTTGCCTGTGATAGGATAGAATATTTCCAAACTTGCGGCATTCATTCTTAAATGCCCGTGTGGTTGAAAACTGTCTAATCTCACAGGATGGTCAAAACTGTGGAAGCCTTGTGTCATGTGATAACCGTTCGGAGCAATAACTATATCGTCTTGGTCACCTAAGCGATACAACGATAAGTCTTGCTTATACTTTAATGTTTCACTTTCTTCTTGTGAGTATAGCCAAAGTCCTATCTCTACTACATTGTCTTTGATTACACTCCCAGGAGCCATTGCGCCTAATCCACCTGGGTACATATGAATGTCCCAACTTACTTCTGCATTTGCTGGAATAGTCCTGCACACACCCTCTGGTACTATCTCACCCCATTTACCCATTGCATATTCTGTTAACATGCCCTGGTTACCGCTCTCAGTTATAATACTACTGTTGGCGTGATGTACTACTGCTTTAGCTTCGCCACGTGGCTTAACTTGTACTGCTTTTATGCAACGATCCTCTGTTAGTCCAGTCGGAACTAAATGCTTATGCCACAAGTCGTTACCACTTGCAGGAATGTCTATTGCTACACTGGGTATAACTGTATCGGGTAAGCCAAACTGCTCAGTGAAACTCCATGCTTCTGGATCCGGTAGTTGTGCTGTCTGCACCGTTATGTCAGGATCACCTCGTAGGCTTCCTTTATCTACCCATTCCACAATTGTGTCTATATCCATTTGAGACAGACGCCAATCTCCTTGCAAGTCTTGTATGCCAATTCCATGATCGTATGCGTATGGAGGCATCTCTCTTGTCATTACTTTATAACTTATAAGAGGAGCCCATGGTCTAACTTGTTCGTACGTTTCAAAACTCATTGGTCCTATGCCACCTGCTCTATGGCATACTACACAATTGTTATTAATAATATCAGCAACGCCTGACACATAGTCTGTTGCCCATGATGATGTAGACACAGTGGCTAAAAAAGCCGTGAGTATATACTTGTACATGTTTTTTCCTTTGGATTGCGTATCAACTACGAGCGAGTGCTCTAATACTAATATAACCTTATGTTATATTCTTACATATATTTATCTTAATTGGATAAGTTCTAGAACTGTTTATATATGTTTGTTACAATTAATTACAATTAGCTTTTTAGATACTTCGTATCTTTTCCAACTACTAACTTCATTCATTACATTCATTTCAGTTCTTGTTAGAAAGTTTCTAATTAGTTAATTAATGCGATATCATATAGTTGGAGTCATACTTCTCCTATTGCAAGGAGAAGCTGTTCGGAAAATATAGTGTCTGTCGACATCATATGAGCCATCATCATCTCTAACTCGGGTGCTATAAGGAACCAGTGAGCTTTCTGTCCCCATACACTACCGTCTCATCTCACGGAAATTTATGTAACCTTGTAGAGTTTAGTTACACAAACTTGTAGGTTGCTTTTTCTCATTGCCTACATCCTTTTAATACAGTTTGTCGTGTGTTTGTATCTTTACCGCTATACATCTCCAATTCTCGCACCTTGTTCAGGTTTGTCGAGGAGTCCGATATTGGCCTCGGGTGGGGCTGGTGTATAGTCCTATGTAGTGTGACTTGGTGTCTGTGGTGTGCCTTGCTGTGACTTGGTGTCTGTGTTGTTATGCAATAGTTAGTTATCTATCTTTCAATGCTTCTCGTAGAATTTTTGAACCGCCTACCCTAACGTTAATAATACCGTTATAGTAATCATCGGTTTCTAATACACGCCTTTCAAATTGTTCTCTGGCTTCGAGATAACTTGCAACGCCTCTACTGGGGCAATACCAAATTATTTCTCTTGTAAACTTACCTTCTCCTAGCTCTGATACATCAGCATTTAGATGATCTGAACTTCCCCAATAAGTTTTCCAGTCCGATTCTTTCGTTCCGCGACGTTTGTTCTTTTTGCCTTTTAGTGGAGGCTTAGTTGTTTTAAATTTGGCTAACTTTTTACCTACATACTTTCTATCGTTTGTGGTATTAGTAATTAAGTAGACAAATGCCTCGCAATCGTCTGGAAGTGAGTCTACTGTTTTGCCTTCATAAGTCCATGGTGTCATGCATATTAGTTATCCAATATTTCGATGTCATTGGCATAAGAAGTGAAACCTCCTTCCTTTACAACATACAATACATTACTAACTCTTCCTTGCAGTTCTTCTTTATGGGAAATTAAGAATACATTTTTCTTAGATTCTCTTCCCATCTTTTTAAGTACGCCCAGTGCCGCTTCAACACCAGTTGTATCCATACCAGAGTCAACAAGTTCATCGATACACATTAAGTTCATTGGTTGGTTAAGACTTTCATAAATATCTCTGAATGCCCAACTCATGCCAAGTATTAATCTGTTACGTTCGCCTCTACTTAAATTATCAAAGTCTAAGTCTCTGCCATATTCAGTAATGTCTACACTCAAGTCTGAGTTGAATCTAACATCATGTGGCAAGCCTAACTTTTCTAAATAATAATTTAGTCTGTAGTTTAAGTATTGTAAGTTCTGGTCGATAATTTTCTTTCTTATAAAACTGTCTTTGCTTGTTAATAGTTTATACAAAAAGTCTTGATGGTCTTTTAATTTAGTCCACTCGTTAATGCCTTCATAACTAACTTCTTCCAAGCCAGTTTCTCTAAGTGTAACTACTTGGTCAGAATATGGATTAGTTTCTTCTTTACGTTCAGCAAGTTGCTCTGTGATAGTATCTAAATTATGTCTATGCTGTAAAGCATCTTCCATGCTGTTATAAAAAGTAATAGGACTTTCAGGCAGTTCTCCGATGTCAGTTAGGCTTTGCTCTAACACAGCTATTTTGCCTTCTAATTCTGTAG